ACGGCGGGGACGTTCACGATCGTCTGGTCGGCGAACGGCATCCTGCGGATCACGGTCTGACATGTCCCGCACGTCGGTCCTCGCTCGCGCTCAGGCTGCCGCTTTGGCGGGCATGGCCGACACGTGCACCGTCCGGCGCCCGAACGCAGGCGGCGTAACGGACCCGGTGACGGGCTACCCGACGCAGCCCTACACGCAGCTCTATGCCGGGGTCTGCCGCGTTCAGCAGGCGCAGGCGCAGGCGCAGCGCGAGGACATCGGCGAGGATCACTTGCTGCTGCTCCGGCTCGAAGTCCAGTTTCCTATGTCAACGGCAGGCTTCAAGGTCGGCGACGAGGTCACCATGGTCACCTCGCAGGATCCGGACCTGCCCGGCCGCGTCTTCCGCATCCACGACCTCGCGCACAAGACCGAGGCCTCGGCCCGGCGCGTTCAGTGCATCGAGCGAACCGGTTCCTGATCTAGGTGCTCGCGCCAGGTCTCTTCGATCTCGGCGCGCGTTACGAGCTTTGTCGGATTCGGAGTAGCCCAGCCGCAGCTACACCACACCGAGGTCCGGTGCCCCTGAAAGCGGCGGTAGGCCATATGGTGCGCCGCTGCGGTCTGCGATGTCTCCACGTCGGTCACCTTCCCAGCATGACAGGGGGCGCGAAGCCATGGGCATCGAGTTCGACACCCACGAGATCACCGTCCTCGCCGACGCGATCACCAAGGCGTCCCGCGTGGCCCCGGCAGACGCGGCAAAGGTCGTGTTCGTCGGCGCGATCAACATAAAGAAGGACGGGCAGCGGCGCATCAAGGGCCACCCGCGCCTGAAGCGGCTGCCGTACGCCCTCGACTTCGACACCTACCGCAGCCTCAAAGGCCCGGCCGCTGAGATCGGCTTCAACCACGCCAAGCCGCAAGGCCCGCTCGGCAACGTCGCCGAGTACGGGACGGTGAACAACGCGCCGATGCCGTCCGTGGGTCCCGCCGCCGACGCTGAGCAGCCGCGGTTCGAGCGGGCGATGGAAGACCTGGCCGTGAAGGCGCTCGGGCTGTGAGCTGGCCGATCCAGGACCACTGCGACGCTTTCCTGACGCTGGTCCGCGCCGCTGCAGGTTCACCGTCGCTGGTCGTCTACGACGGCAAGGTCCCGGACGGGGGAACCGCGCCGTACGCGCTCGTCTACTTCTCGATCGAGACACCGGACGGGCTCACCGCGCCCGAGTGGCTGTCGCTGACGCTGACCAGCACGGTCATCAACGCCCGGGCCATCGTGCACTGCGTCGGCGCCGACCCGGAAGGCGCCAAGGCGGCGCGGGCGGTGGCCGGCCGGGTGCGGGCCGCGGTGCTGGATCAGACGCTCACGGTGGCGGGCTATTCATGCAATCCGGTCCGCTGGATCGAGGGCCAGCCGCCGCAGCGCAACGAAGAGATCCCCGGCGTGGCGGTCTTCGACCAGGTCGATGTGTACGGGTGGACCGCGACCTCGAGCTAGCGCCGGCGGACTACCTCGACGATCGCGGTGGTCAGCACGAACAGCACGACGGCGATGACCGTGCCGAGGGCGTAGATGCCCGTGGAGATGTTGACGACCAGTCCGGCCAGGACCGAGTAGAGCAGCCGGTTTCCCCAGTTGTTGAGGCTCCAGTCCCAGCGCTTGCGCGTTTCGGTTTCCCGAGAAGTCATGGCCGTCACTGTACGGCCCGCGTGCACGAGATCACTGTCCGCTGTTCGGCGGAGCTCCTATCCGACATTTCCCACTTAGGGGGTGCGGCGCATGGCGCTGCTCACCGCCGTGTCCGTCCTCCCGACGGCCACGACCGTAACCGGGGCCGCCGTGTCGGCCTCGGACACCATCGCCGCGGCCGACGTGGGCGTGAACGGCTGCCTGCTCAACGTCAACAACGGCTCCGGCGGCTCGATCAACGTCACCCTGCTGGACCCCGGGACAACTGACGTCGGCAACGCCGGCACGACGGTCGCCCAGGCGGTGGCGAACGGCACGGACCGCTGGTTCCGGATCACCCCACTGCACGTCAACCCGGCCACGGGCGTCGCGACGGTGACCTACTCCGGCACCACGACCGTCACGTACAAGCTCATCCGGACCTGAGGGGCATCGATGACCGACAAGAAGTTCTGGATCGCCGACGCCGAGGGCCGCAAGGCGTGCGTGGCCACCGAGGCCGACCGCGACGAGTGGGTGAAAGTCCGCGGCTGGGTGGAGACGAGCGAACCGGTGGACGGCGAGTTCCAGGCCATCCGCAACGTCGACCACGGCGGCGTCGGCTTCATGACCCACGCGGCGGTCGCGCTGCATGAGGGCCTGGGCTGGGTGCCGTCCGGCCCGCCCGGATACGTCGAGCCCGAGTCGGCCCCGGCCAAGAGTTCCTCGTCCAAGTCCGCCAGCAGCGGCGACAAGAAGGAGTAGAGATGGCTGACGTCGTTGCCGATGGCAAAACGAGGGTCTACTGGGTGACCACCATCGCGAGCCAGGCAGCCCCGACCACGACCGAGCTGAACGCGGGTATCGACCTGACGTCGACCCTGACCGCGGACGGCCTGAACGGATTCCAGCCGGACACGGCGGCGGTCGACACCAGCTCGCTGGCGAGCACGTTCACGTCGAACGTCAACGGCCGCACGTCCTTCAGCTCGACGAAGCTGCGGCTGAAGAAGCAGGCGTCCGGCGACACGATCTTCACCACGCTGGTGCGCGACACCGCGGGCTTCGTGGTGATCCGCCGGTCGATCACCCAGTCGACCGCGTGGGCGTCGTCGCAGGCGATCGAGGTGTACCCGGCGTTGATCGGTGAGGTGGCCCGCATGGACCCGGAGCCGAACACGGTCGAGCGGTACGAGTTGCCCATCATGATCACCGGCGGTACCTCGGGTACCGGCCCGTCGCTGCGCGCCGCCGTCGCGTAGTCCGCACCCCCAACCAATCGCCGCCTCTCGGGGCGGTTTTTTCGTGCCCGGTCGCCGCTCCCGAACCGGCGGCCGGGCACTTCGTTCGGGACGTTTGGGTAGGAGAAACATGGCAACTCGCGAAGTAAGAGTGCACCTCAAAGCCGATGTCGCGGAGTTCGTCGCCAATCTCGTCGCCGCCAAGGCCGTCCTCGCCGAGCGCGAGCGGGAACTGATCGAACTCAAGGGTCCGTGCAGCAACTCGGCCTGCCGACTGCACTACGCCCACAGCGGTCCGTGCGACACCCGCGAGGGGTCCGAGTGAGCGGCAAGGGCACCCTGAAGAACTTCAAGGCCATGCTCGCCGAGGCGAAGCTGCCGGAGCGCACCGTCGAGATCTGCCTCCGCGGCGATCTGGTCGCTGAGCACCAGCAGGCCGAGCGGGATCTGGAACGCGCCAAGAAGACGACGGGCAACAGTCTCGCGGGCGACGGCTCCGGCGAGATAGCCGAGCGCCTCCAGGCACTCGAAGCCGAGATGCAGGAGAACATCTACACGTTCCGGCTGCGCGGTCTGCCCGGGCCAGACTTCCGCGCGTTCAAAGCCGCGCACCCGATCCGTATCGACGACGGGGAAGCCAACAAGCAGGACGCCGTCTTCGGGTTCAATATCGAGACCGGTTTCACGCCCCTGACCCGCATGTGCCTCGTCGACCCCGAGCTCGACGATGAGACCTGGGCGCTACTGCTGGGCAAACTCACCGAGAACCAGTTCGAGGAGCTGGCCGCCTGCGCCTGGTTCCTCAACCGCGGGGACGTGGACATCCCTTTCTCGTCGGCCGCATCCGAGCTGATGCAGGCTTCCGCCGCCGAGTAGAGACCGCCGAGCAACTGGGCATCCCGCCGTCGCAGTTCGACGGCCGCGAGCCCTTCGAGGTCACGGAGTACGAGTACGAACGCGGTCGGCTGGTCCGGTCGGTGACGACCCGTGAGCCGCTCTGGACGGAGCAGGACCGGGCCGAGCTGATCGCCCTGGCGATCCACCGCGAAGGTCTGTGCCCGAAATGCGGGCGGCCGCTCGACGTGTGCACGTCCGACGAGGCGACCGGCGCGCAGTTCGAAGTGCAGCAGTCGACGTGCCGCGCAACTCGCGCGATCGCCGAGGTGCGCAACGCGCTCACCGACGACGGCAAGAAGCAGATCCCGTACGCCGAGGCCCGCCTGTTCGGTACCACGATCCGGAAGAGGTGAGCCGTGGCTCTGCGCACCGTAGGGGTCAAGCTCACCGCCGACATCTCCCAGTACACGTCGGCGCTCGCGCGGGCGGGCGCCGCGACCAAGGATTTCGGCAGCAAGCTCGACAAGGCGGCCCAGGGCGGCAAGCTCGACAAGGTCGCCGACACGGCAGGCGTCGCCGGTATCGCCCTGGCCGGCATGGCTGGCTACGCCATCAAGGCCGCCGCCGACTTCGACAAGGCAATGTCCGGCGTCCAGGCAGCCACTCACGCCAGCGCCAAGGACATCGCCTCGCTGAGGCAGGCGGCGCTCCAGGCGGGCAAGGACACCCAGTACAGCGCGACGCAGGCGGCACAGGGCATCACCGAACTGTCGAAGGCGGGAGTCTCGACGGCCGACGTGCTCGGCGGCGGCCTGAAGGGCGCCCTGTCACTGGCCGCGGCAGGGCAGATAGACGTGGGCGAGGCCGCCGAAACCGCGGCATCGGCAATGACGCAGTTCGGCCTGTCCGGCAAGGACATCCCGCACGTCGCCGACCTGCTCGCCGCCGGCGCGGGCAAGGCCCAGGGCTCCGTCCACGACATGGGTGCGGCGCTGAATCAGAGCGGCCTGGTCGCGTCGCAGTTCGGGCTGAGCATCGAGGACACGACCGGCACCCTCGCGGCGTTCGCCTCCGCAGGTCTGATCGGCTCGGACGCAGGCACGAGCTTCAAGACGATGTTGCTGGCGCTGGCCAATCCGGCGGCCAAGACCAAAGACGCGATGGACGATCTGGGCATCAGCGCGTATGACGCTCAGGGAAAGTTCGTCGGCATCACCAACCTGGCCGAGCAACTCAAGACGAAACTCGGCGGCCTCACCCAGGCGCAGCGCGACCAGACCCTCGCGCAGATCTTCGGCACCGACGCGATCCGAGCCGCGAACGTCCTCTACAAGCAGGGCGGCGCGGGAATCCAGGACTGGATCAAGAAGACCAACGACGCCGGATACGCGTCGAAGACCGCCGGCGACCTGACCAACAACCTGTCCGGCGACATCGAGCGGCTGAAGGGCTCCATCGAGACCCTCGCCATCTCGTCCGGCTCGGGCGCAAACGCCGGCCTGCGCATCCTCGTCAAGGCGCTCGACGGGATCGTGGGACAGTTCAGCGCCATGCCCACGGCCGTGGGAGGCAGCCTTACAGTCCTTGCGGCCGCTGGCGGCGCCGCACTCATCGCCCTCGCCGGCTTTATCAAGCTGCGCAAAGGCCTCGCCGAAGCGGTCGAGCAGCTCAACGCCATGGGCCCGGCCGGCGAGAAGGCCGCGACGGGTCTTCAGAAAGCAGCCGGCTACGCGGGGAAGGCAACGGTTGCGTTCATCGCTCTCGAGACGGCTACGGTCGTGTTCGACTCGCTCGACAACAAGGCCGCCAACGTCGACCGGCTGACGAACTCGCTGGCCAACCTGGCGAACACCGGGAATTCGTCGGGCGAGATCAACGACCTGTTCGGCAAGAACTTCGACAACCTCGGCAGGATCGCCGGGTTCGCCGAGTCGGCGAAGAACGGCTACGGCCACTTCGTTACTGGCGTCGCCAACTCCGTCCCCGTTCTCGGTGCTGCCGGTAAGTCGCTGGGCAACTTCGGTTCCCGGCTGATCGCGGGCACTGACTTCGACCAGGCAACACAGCAGATGGCAGCGCTCGACCAGGCACTGACCAATTACATGACCACCACGAACGACGCCAAGAAGGCGTCGGAGCTGTGGAACCAGGTTCAGCTCAAGAGCGGGCTCAATGCTCAGCAGCTCGCGGATCTGCTGCCGAATGCGTACAAGAAGGTCGGCGAGCTCAACACCGCCGCCGACGCGGCGAGCCGATCAGGCAACGCTATGGCGGGCAGCACGAAGGCCGCCGCCGGCGGCGCGACAGATCTGGCAAATGCGGCTGGCCCCGCCGCTGCCGAGACTAAGAAGCTCACGAACGCCACCGACGCCGCGGCCGCCGCAGCTCGCGGGCAGCGGGACGCGCTCAAGTCGCTGGCCGACTTCATGAAGCAGGAAACTGATCCGGTCTTCGCTTTGATCAAGGCGCAAGAAGGCTTGACGGCGGCGCAGAACGACTACAAGAAGGCTGTCAAGGAGCACGGCAAGGGCAGCACCGAGGCGAAGCAGGCAGACCGCGACCTGGCACTGGCCGCGATCGCGCTGCAGGGCGCGGTCGGCGACGTGTCGGCCAACTTCAACGGCAAGCTGACGCCGGCCATGCGCAAGACCCTCGAAGCGGCGCATCTGAGCAAGGCCGAGATCGCGCTCCTCGAGAAGCAGTTCAAGGACGCGAAGGCGGCGGCCGACAAGTACAACGGCAACTACGTGGCGAAGGCGTCGGCGCCGGGCGCGAAGGACGCCAAGAAGCAGCTCGACGACGCGTACACGGCTGCCAATCACTTCGCCGGGCCATACCGGGCCAACGTGTCGGTCACCGGCGACGAAGCCGCGATGATCAAGCTGCGGGCATTGAACATCGAGCAGAACGCCCTGAGGAAAGGCGTCTCGATCTCGACGTCAGCAGCCCGAGCGCTCGCCGGCGACGCGAAGGCGGCGAAGGACCGCGGCGTGTTCGCCGAGGGCGGCTGGACCGGGCCGGGCTCGAAATGGGAACCCGCAGGCGTCGTTCACCGCGACGAGCATGTCATCCAGCAGTCGTCGCGCCGCAGCTTGGAAGCGGCCAACCCGGGCGGCCTGGACTACATGAACCAGACCGGAAAGTGGCCGGCCTACGCCACCGGGGGCCGGGTATGGCCGTTCCCCGTCTCGGCCGCGATGACCCGGATCCCGTCGAAGGCGGAGGCATTGTCCGCGGTCATCCCGGCGATGCCGGGCGGCGCCGGTGGGCCGGGCTACAAGTGGATGGAGCGGGTCGTCCGGGCGGCGTTCCCCGGCATTGGCGTCTACTCCGATGCGCGTCCTGGCGCCATCACACTGACGGGCAACCGGAGTTACCACGGGATGATGAGCGGGGCGGGCACGATCGGCCGGGCCGTGGACTTCGCCCCGTCGAAAGCGCTCGCGCAGTGGATCAACGCACACTACTTCGGCTCGACCCGTGAGCTGATCACCCCGTGGCAGAGCTTGAACATCAAGAACGGCCGCCGCCACCAGTACTCGGCCCTCGTTGAGAACCAGCACAACTTCGCCGGCGGCAACGCCCACGATCACTGGGCGATGAAGCATGGCGGCAGCATCACCGAGCCGATCTTCGGTGTCGGCGCATCCGGCCGCACCTACTCCTTCGGCGAGAACTACCAGACGGAGAAGGTCATCCCGAACTGGCAGGGCGGCGGAAGCGGCGGCGGGGTGACGAACGTCAACCTGACGATCAACGCTGCGGTCGGCTCGCACCCGCGTGAGATCGGCGCCGAGGTAATCAACTATCTCGGCGCTTACCTGCAGGGTGGCGGCGAGCTTCGGGTGAACGGGCAGAAGGTGCTGTAGATGCCGCTGCCCACCATCCGGGTCTATGTCGGCTTCTCCACGCCGACGTCGGGCTCGTACTTCACGGTCGGGCATCCGACGCTCGGTCAGGTGGGCACGGTCAACCAGGTCGGCCCGGACACGGTGTGGACGGAGATCACCGACTACCTGCGCTCCTGGTCGTTCCGGATCGGCGCGACCAACGGCGACGACCCGACCCTGCGGTACGACGCCGGTACCTGCTCGATCGTCCTCAACGACGGCGACCGGCGATTCGACCCGGACAACCTGGCCGGGCCGTACGTGGTGGCCGGGCAGACGCTGCTGACGCCGATGGTGCGGGTGCGGATCGTCGGCACGTGGGCGGGTATCGACTACCCGCTGTACTACGGCCTCGCCGACGACTGGAAGACCGACTACGACGGCCCGTTCTGGTCGACGTGCACGCTGACCGCGACGGACGCTTTCAAGGTGTTCCAGGCCGAGAGCCGTACCGCGGTCGCCGCGGTCGGCGCCGGTGAGGACTCGGGCGCGCGGATCACTCGGATCCTCGACGCGTACGGCTGGCCGTCGACGGACCGGGACATCTCGACCGGTGACACGACGTTGCAGGCGACGACGCTCGACGGCGGCATGCTGGGAGAGATGCAGGTCGTGCAGGACTCCGAGCAGGGCTCGCTGTACATGGACCGGCAGGGCTGGGTCGTCTTCCGCAACCGCCGCTTCGTCCTCACCGATTCGCGGGCGACCACGAGCCAGGCCCTGTTCGGTGACGACCCGGCGGGCTACCTGATCTCGGGTGAGCTGCCGTACGCCGACCTGACGACGACGACACCGGACGAGACGCTGGTCAACTCGGTCGACGCGACCGCGGTCGGCGGCACCTTGCAGCACGTCGAGGACAGCGCCTCGACGGGCCGGTACCTGCGCAAGACCCACACGCGGGATGACCTGCTCGTGCAGTCCGACGCGATTGCCCTGCAGTGGGCGCAGTGGATCTTGTACCAGTTCGCGCAGCCGCGCCGTCGGTTCTCGAAGATTTCCTTCCGCCGCCCGGACCCGGCGCTCGAGGCGGTGGTCTGGCCGCTGCTGCTCGGGGCGCGGTTCTCGGATCGGGTGACGGTCCGGCGGCGGCCGAAGGGCGGCGGCTCGGCGATCGAGAAGTCGTGTTTCATCCGGGGCATCGAGATGTCGTCGGAGGGCACGGCCTGGGATTCGGCGTTCGTGTTGCAGGACGCTGACCGGTATTCGTTCTTCACGGTCGGCGATCCGATCCTCGGCCGCGTCGGCATGAACGCAATCGCTTACTGATTTACACCCTGGGGTCGGCTGGCGCCGAGCTGGCCGATGACCGGGGATGCGGCGTCCCGCTCCGATTCGACTGCCCTGGCGTTTGGCTTCGCCTGCTCGCTTCCTAGGCCGAACGCAGACCCGCTTTCGCGCCCCAGGGGCACCGACCAGCATACGACCGAGAGGCGGGCTACTGCATGCGTGATCCCAGCCCGTACGCGGGCAAGAAGGTCCGGCTCCGCCACGACGCCGCAGAGTTGGGCGGCCACCAGGCCGACGTCGTCGACTGGTACGACCGGCTCGGCGACGGCGTGTCCTGGCGCGACAACCCCGGCGACCCGCGCGCGCAGGGCTACGCGATCCGCCGCGGCCTCGGGAACCTCCCGGACGACGACGACGTGCTGTTCGCCCGGGTCGACGGCATGGGCCAACTGATCCACGTCACCGAGATCGAGGGCTACATCGCGGCCGCGCCCGACGCGAACAGCCCAGGCCCGCCTGACCAGCAGGCGATCGGCCAGCTATGCCCCGGCTGTCACAGGCCGCTCAAGCACGGCGACATGGTCGCGAAGCTCGCGATCGGGCCCGGTCTCGACCCGGCCGCCCGCGCCGCCGCCCGGGCAGGCCAGACCGGATGGCCGTGCGTCTTCGTGGACGTGCACTGGGCCTGCCGCACCGGCGACGAGCAATACGAGCAGGCGGAGGGCTGATGTACACCTTGTTGGTCACCGGCGACGTCCCGGGCGCGTCCACCTACTTCAACCCGCTGCTGCAGCAGACGATCGTGCCGTGCACCTCGGGGACGCGCCCGTCGAGCCCGCCCACAGGGATGCACATCTACGAGACCGACACCCACAAGATGCAGAAGTGGGACTTCGGCGCCTGGAAGCCCGTCTGCTCGTCCCGTTCGTCCACCATCACGCCGACGCTGACATCTACCGGCACATCGCCGACGCTGGGCACCGGCAGCACAGCGACGGGCTTCTACACGTACTTCCCGGACTCGATCGCCTACACCTTTTTCTTCAAGTTCGGGACGAGTGGTGTCGCGGCGGGCACCGGTAACTACCAGGTCTCCGTGCCGGTCACCGGGGCGACGCCGTTCGGGTCTTCCCTGCACCCGGCCGTCGGGACCATCCAGCTCGCCGACAGCTCGAGCGGCGCCTTCTCGGCCGGCACCTGCTACCTCGACGCCGGCGGTGGTTCGTTTCTCGGCATGGTCACCAACTCCGGGATCGTCGGGGCCACTGTCCCGTGGACGTGGGCGGCGTCCGACTACATCTCCGGCAGCATCGTCTACCCCGTCTAGAAGGGAGGACCCATGGGCTGGATCCTCACCCTCGGCCTGCAGAACCTGCGCAACCAGGTCAACGCGGCCTTCCCTGGCCGGGACAAGGCCAGCGACGGCACGATCGGCGACGCCGCCCACCAGGCCGAGACGAGCAGCCACAACCCCGACGACACGGCGGGCTCGACACCGGAGTGGAACGGCGACCCGGACTCGACGCCCGAGGTCCGCGCCTGGGACATGGACTCCGACCTGCGCACGCCTGGGGTGACCGCGCAGCAGGTCGTCGACCACATCCGCGCGCTGCCCGGCGTCTCGAACGTCCTGCGCTACCTCATCTACAACCGGAAGATCTACCGGGCGTCGAACGGCTGGGCGGCCGAG